TCAACATCCATGGGGTCGTGTTCGATGAACTTCACACGCAGCCGAACCGAAAGCTGTTTGATGTTATGACCAAAGGCTCCGGTGATGCGAGAATGCAGCCTTTGTATTTCTTGATCACCACAGCCGGAACAGATACAAATTCTATTTGCTATGAAGTACACCAAAAGGCAAAGGATATTCTTGATGGCAGAAAACATGATCCGACATTTTATCCTGTCATTTATGGTGCAGATGAATCGGAGGACTGGACTGACCCAAAGGTCTGGAAGAAGGCAAATCCAAGCCTTGATAAAACTATCGGTATGGATAAGGTGGTGGCTGCGTGTAACTCTGCAAAGGAAACACCGGGCGAGGAAAATGCGTTTCGACAACTGCGTCTGAATCAGTGGGTAAAACAGGCAGTGCGTTGGATGCCGATGGAGAAGTGGGACAAATGCAAGGTGTCTTTTGATGAATCTGAACTGGAAGGAAGAATTTGCTACGGTGGACTCGACCTTTCCAGCACAACGGATATTACAGCATTTGTTTTGGTGTTTCCGCCGACCGATGAAGATGAGCATTATTACATTTTGCCTTACTTCTGGCTGCCGGAAGAAACATTGCCACTCAGAGTTAGGCGTGACCATGTCCCATATGATATTTGGGAACGGCAGGGATACCTGAAAACAACTGAGGGGAATGTTGTCCATTATGGTTTTATCGAAAACTTCATCGATGAACTGGGACAGAAATTCCACATCAAAGAGATAGCATTCGATAGATGGGGTGCGGTGCAGATGTCACAGAATCTGGAGGGACTTGGCTTCACGATGGTTCAGTTCGGACAGGGTTACAAAGATATGAGCCCGCCGACCAAGGAATTGATGAAGCTTACTCTGGAACAGACACTTGCACACAACGGACATCCTGTTTTGAGGTGGATGATGGACAACATCTTCATTCGCCGTGACCCTGCCGGAAACATCAAGCCGGACAAAGAAAAATCCACAGAGAAAATTGACGGTGCGGTTGCCATGATCATGGCTCTTGACCGTGCGATTCGTTGTGGATGTGTGTCTGATGATTCCATTTATGATTTGAGGGATATGTTGGTGTTGTAATTGGAGCGACAAACTGGAAGTTGTAAGTGATTTAAAGGAAAATTTGGTTTTAATCAATGCGGTAAACCCAGGATTTATTCTTCAAAACTTTTTGGGTCTAACAGATAAGCTATATCATCTTGAAATTTTAGTGGTATTCTGTTTCTCTTTTCTTCAATAAGTGGAAATGGTGGTAACTCATAGCTCATCAGTAATTCTATTGCATCTTCTATTACATCATCTTCATTTGGTTCAGTAATCACTGTTTGTAACAATAACACTAAATCATCATGAATATCACTTATATCCTGCTGATAATATGGATCCATAAACCAATCTAAACAAAAAAGCATACTGAGTTTTCTTTGGGTATCATCGCCAAGTAATACCTTTGCAATTTCACATATTCCTTTTCTGACAATATCTCTATCTTTGTCTGTATATGTAACAAATCTGCCATTCTCCATAATTATACTCCCCAATTGAAATTACTGGATTATAATTTTTTAATTATTCAAATTCTTTTTTTACTCACTTAAGTCCCAATTTAAACCAGTTCGTCAGTCGAGTAGACCTACACCTTACAATATAAGCCCCTCACAGAACCGTACGTGCAGTTTTCCCGCATACGGCTCTTCATAATAAAATTCGCATCAACAGAACAAGCTGTAATAGATTTTAGGGTTGACAAGTTTGTAGTATTTCATCATTTCTATGAAACCTTCCCTTGTATAGCTTTTCTTTTCACTTCTCCTGTTTAATACTTTGTACAGCAATTCTCTGACCTGCTGTTTGTAATTACTTATCATTCTGCTGTTAAAGCTGATACCATAGTATCTGTAATGTCCTACAAGCTTGACATTCAGCATATACATAAGTTTTCCAAGCTTTTGCTCCTTGTTGTTATACAGCCATATTTTGATTTCTTTGACTTTCTGACGGAATTTCTTACTGCTGGTCTTGGGCATTATCCATGGGTTACCTTTGGTTGTTCTGCCACAGTAAAATGTAAAACCAAGAAAATCGAACGTCCCAAGTCGTGTGGATTCTCCCCGTTTTGCTTTTAAACTTGCAAGATAGCGTCCGCTTTCAACTATTCGACTTTTGTTTTCTTCCAGTTCAAGCCCAAACTTTGCCATTCGGCTTCTGAGCTGCTCATAAAACCTTTCGGCTTCCCACGGGTATTGAAATCCTGCTATGAAGTCATCAGCATATACTACAAGGAAACATTCACCTTTACACTCTTTGGCAATAATATATTGAAACCATAACGTCAAAACATTGTGCATATAGATATTTGCAAGCACTGGACTGATAATATTTCCCTGTGCTGTTCCTTCATCACTTTTAACGAGTTGTCCGTTATCTATGATACCTGCTTTCAGGTATTTCTTCACCAGACGTAGAATATTCTTGTCTTTGATGTAGTAATTCAGGAATTTCAATACCCATTCATGTTTCATATGGTCGAAAAATCCCTTGATGTCGGCATCTACTACCCTTGTTATTTTTCCAATATTGATACGGTCATATAACTCTTTCACTGCCGTATGACATCTTCTGTTTGCTCTAAAACCGTGCATACAGTTCAGAAACTTCGGTTCATATATCGCTTCAAGTATCTTTTTCAGCGCTAACTGCACAATTTTATCTTCATAGCACGCTATTCCAAGCGGTCGCATTTTGCCGTTACTCTTTGGAATATATACTCTCAGCGATGGCATTGGTTTGTAGGATTTACGTTTTAGTCTGTCTACAAGGTTCTCAATATTACCTTCAAGATTTTCACTGTACTCTCTTTTCGTTATTTCATCTATGCCTACTGCTTTATTGCCATCAGCTTCTTTGTGGCATTGCATCAGCAATTCTTTGTTGATTAGATGATACAGCGATGTAAATTCAGGTCTTTTGGTGTTTGCTGATTTCGATGCTATTCTTTCTAATTTTGTTTCCATTAGTTCCTCCGTCCCTGAGTACGGCCAATGTGTCCTCAGAAAGACCTTTATTATGCAGCTCCCTTCCCTCTGTCGGCATTACACGACTTCCCTGGTACTATGAAGCTGTCCGACTGCCTGTAATCCGTTTGCCCTTCTCCCTTTTATAGTTGTCGGACATACCACTTATACATTACTTCCTTTCGGCTGATATGGAGACCACAGGCTCTCCCCAGTTGACTGGATAATCTCTATGTGAAGCGTGATTGGCTCTTTGACCCCGCAGAGGTGTACATAATCTCACCATAACGATTTGTACATATTGCTTTCCGCCGAAATTAAAGCGTCAGCCCTCCGAATAGCAAAATTTCGAGGCTCTATCACCTTGTAACCCCACTTCCTCGCTGTCTACGCTTTACTATATCCATTACTGCATACAGCACAAGACTCGCTAACGGTGGTTGGTTAGTCCTTTCCGTACAGGCTTCTCACCTGTTAGACTACCCGCCCTTCGTCTGGGCGCACAATTCCGATTTGTAAGGCAAATGCCCCACATTTAGTTTCACATATTATACCACACTCATATACGAAAAGTCAAGAAAGGACGTGATTTCATGGGGATTTTCAGCGGGCTCTTTAAGTCCAGAGATAAGCCTCAAAACAGCTATGACAGCCCGTCATACACATATTTTTTTGGCAGAAGCAATGCAGGAAAAAGAGTCACCGACAGAACAGCCCTACAGCATATCGCAGTTTATGCTTGCGTGCGGGTTCTGTCAGAAGCCATTGCTCAGCTGCCATTACACGTTTACCAATATACCGAAAACGGAAAAGAGCGAGTGCCACAGCACCCGCTTTACTTTTTACTCCACGAGCCAAATCCAGAAATGACTTCTTTTGTTTTCAGGGAAACGCTAATGTCCCATCTGCTGATTTACGGCAATGCCTATGCACAGATTATCCGAAATGGCAGAGGTGATGTTTTGGGACTGTATCCTCTGATGCCAGATAAGATAAAAGTTGACCGTGATGAGAAAAACCGTCTGATATACATTTACAGCCGTTATGATGAAGCAAATCCAAACCTGAAACAGCAGGGCGATATTGTCCTGCAGGCAGAAGACGTGCTGCATATTCCGGGTTTAGGATTTGACGGAGTGCGCCCAGATAGGGCATAGTGAGAAGTAGAAAGATGGTACTACCATGCAAGACAACGTATGAAATAACCTGTTTTATCGGAAGATGAAAATCGACCGGGAGTATAGCATAACAGGAAAGCGGTAAGTTGATTAAAGATAATTTATCACGACTGAACTGCAACATTAAGTGAATATGAGGATAAACCTGTGTTTGGTTAAGGCAAGTTTCAAGTTTCGGTTAATCCACGACAAGGGAAAGTATCTGACACCTTTGACATGAGTATGAATGGATAAAGCCGTCGTTCATTTAGTTGTCAATAAACTCATGTAACCCGCAGGAGAACCTGTGGTAAAGAAACGAAAGCATATCCGACAATTCACATACCAACTCATTATGTTAACTGGGGATTGCCTAAAACGGAACGCCAAATGGCTATGTGTAATGCCGAAAGGTGATAAATTCTAAGTGTAAAAAGCAAGGAAGATGACACTGAATATCCGTAAAGGCAACGGAGCGTTCGTAGTAGTCCGAGAGAGTTAATGGCTCTTGCATGGCGAAGGAACGCAGTTGTTATGTACTAAAATGAAAAGAAGTTAGGGAGGAATACCTCAATGACACCAACGATTGAAATTTTAGAAAGAGTAAACAGAAACTCACAAAAAAATAAGGATGAAGTGTTTACAAAATTATACAGATATATGCTTCGTCCAGATATTTACTATGTAGCCTATAAAAATCTATATACCAATAGTGGAGCATCAACAAGAGGTGTGGACAATGACACGGCTGACGGTTTCGGTGAAAAAAAGATAATGAAAATTATCAATATGCTGCAAACCGAAAGCTATGAGCCGAGTCCGTCAAGACGTGCGTATGTGAATAAAGCAAACGGGAAAAAGCGTCCATTAGGCATACCCACCTTTACCGATAAACTTGTACAGGAAGTTTTGAGAATGATTCTGCAAGCAGTTTATGAGCCTGTTTTTCTGGACTGTTCTCACGGTTTCAGACCGAACAGAAGTTGTCACACCGCTTTGAAATCTATAACAAAAGGTTTCAATGGCATACGTTGGTTTGTAGAGGGAGATATAAAAGGCTGCTTTGATAATATCAATCATGTAAAATTGGTTGAGATTATCAACAGAAAAATCAAGGATGCAAGGTTGATTAAACTGATATGGAAGTTTTTGAAAGCAGGATATATGGAAGATTGGAAGTATAACGCAACCTACAGCGGAACTCCACAGGGCGGAATTGTTTCACCGATATTTGCCAATATATATCTGCATGAGCTTGATAAGTTTGTGACCGAACTTGCAAATGAGTTCAACTGCAAGGGAAAGAATTACGCAAGCAAAGAATATGAAGCAGTCAGACACCAGATGAGAAAGTTAAATCCGCTGATTGAACAAGCGGAGGGCGAGGAAAGAGAACTGCTGATAAAGCAGAAAAAAGCAATTCGTTCAAGATTGCTGAAAATCCCCTATAAAGCACAGATTGATAAAAAAATTAAATATGTGCGATATGCTGATGATTTTCTTATCGGAATAAACGGCAGTAAAGAGGACTGCCAGACAATAAAGCAAAGACTGTCAGAATTTATTTGTAATGAGCTCAAAATGGAACTTTCAGAAGAAAAAACCTTGATTACACACAGCAGCAACTATGCAAGATTTTTAGGCTATGATGTGAGAGTACGACGGAATAATGACGTTCGCAAAGCAGGAAATACAACACAGCGAACGTTAAGTCAAACGGCAGAGTTAGCTATTCCGCTGAATGATAAGATTATGAGATTCTTATTTGATAAGAAAGTAATCAATCAAAGTAAGAATGGAGAAATCAAGCCTTGGACACGTCTGGCTCTTACAAGATGCAGTGACCTTGAAATTGTCACAGCTTACAACGCAGAATTAAGGGGAATATGCAACTATTACTCATTGGCAAGCAATTTTGGAAAATTGAACTATTTTGCGTATCTGATGGAATATAGCTGCCTGAAAACCCTTGCTTGTAAGCACAAGACAACAATTGCAAAAATCATAAGGAGAAATAAGGACGGAAAAGGAAAGTGGCGTATCGCCTATAAAAACAAAAAAGGTGACTGCTATTGCTATTTTGCTAATTTTAGTGAATGTAAAGAATCAAGTTTTTCAATAGATGCCATTGATACAACAGCAATGAAACACACAAGAACCAAAACCGTCTTTGAACAAAGGTTAGCTGCGAAAGTCTGTGAATTATGTGGATGCACCGATGCGGAACACTATGATATTCATCATGTCCACAAAGTAAAAGACCTGAAAGGGAAAGAATTTTGGGAACAGGTGATGATTGCCAAAAGGCGAAAAACAATAGTTGTTTGCGAGGAGTGCCATAAAAAAATCCACAGCAAAAGAGTTTCTAATACCAAATAACAATGGAAAGCCGTGTACATCGAGAGGTGTAAGCACGGTTTGGGGAGAGGGATAAGTAAACCTACAATAGAAATATTGCAAGGCGACTTTTCCCTACTCTACCTGGTAGGATATTCACCGATTGCCATGGCGAAGAATGCAATA